TAGTTGCTAATAGATTTATTGGACCAGGTTCTAGAGAACCATGGTACTTATTTGCTCCCTTTTTTCAAATTATATCAGCACCTGGACAAGCTATTAAACAAGCATGGGATGGAAATACCGACAGAGCTATAAGAATTATTAATGAAAGATTATTACCACTTCCTAATTGGAGAAGAAGATTATGGGATTTATTTCAGATTCCAAAACCTCTGAAATTAAAAGGTTCAGGTACAATAGGTGGGGAACTTATGCCTTTTGAATTAGGTGGTTTAGTTCTTAGAAAAAAATTTAATCAAGGAGATGCAGTCATATTAGCTGCAAAAGAATCTATTAAAAATGATAATACATTACCTCATGTAGAAGAAAAAGCTACAATTATAGTTGATGAAGAAACTAAAGAGAGAATTAAAAAACATGAAGGTAAAAAGAATATACCATATCAATTAGAATATACAAAAGCAGATGGCACAAAAGTTAAAGAAGATTTTTGGACTGTTGGTCATGGTCATGTATTAGATAAAAAAACTAAAGATGTATATAGTGATGAAGAAATTGAGAAATTTTTTCAACAAGATGTTGAGATAGCATCCAAAGCTGTAGATAAATTAGTTAATAAAAGTAAAGTCAATCCTAAAGCTTATAATATTTTAGTAGAAATGGCATATCAAATGGGTGGAACTAATTTATCTAATTTTAAAAAAACTTTAAAACATATAAATGATGGTAACTATAACCTTGCATCAAAGGAAATGCTTGATAGTGAATGGGCTAATCAGACCCCTAAAAGAGCTAAAGAATTAAGCACATTAATGTCTGGTTTGTTTGTTGACAAGTAAAGAAATTCCTACTATAATATAGGAATGAAGTAATGCTCATTGTGGGGTTACTCAATTTAAATCGCTTAACGAAAGGATTAATATGACACATTACGATTTAATAAACTTTGACCCATTTAAAAACTTCTCTATCGGTTTTGATAGAATGTTTGATTCATTGAATGAGGTCTCTAAGATAAACACTTCAAACTTTCCACCATATAATATCAGAAAGATAAAGGATGGTAAGTATCAGGTAGAGATGGCATTAGCTGGGTTCTCTAAGTCTGACATCAAGTGTGAGTTGCAAGATGGCATACTTACAGTTGTAGCTAAGAAAGAACAAAAGGATAGTGATAACTTGATTCATCAAGGGATTGCTTCTAGAAGTGTGTTAAGGAAGTTTACTCTCTCGGAGTATATGAAGGTAGAAGATGCTGATTTTAAAGATGGAATGCTTAAAATCAAACTCTATCAAGACTTACCTGAAGAGAAAAAACCTAAGACAATAAAGATTAAGTAATTAGTCTTTACTGTGATGGCGGTAACAACCTGTGAGTTGCTCTGCCGCCATGAAAAATTATTATGATACCATACAATATATTATTTAAACTTGGTTCAAAAGCTGTCGGTACTTTTATGACAAGAAGAAAAGAAAAGTCTGACAGAGCACACGCAATAGCTATGCAAGAGATGGCTACTGGAAATGAAAGAGCTAAACGAAATGGTTCTTTATTCTTAGATTTAATATTAGGTGCATTTATACTAGCACCATTAGGCATACTAGCTTATGGTTCTTACTTCGGTGATGAACTAATATTAAATAGAACTGAATTTTATTTTAACAGATTAAAAGAAATTCCTGAAGTCTACCTTTACTTAGTGTTTATAGTAGTCGGTGGAAACTATGGAATATCCGTTACAAGTTTATTAAAAAATAGAAAAAAATAAAATGAGGAGTACTTATGAAGTGGTTGAAAAAACTATGGAACAAGTATTTGGAATGGTTATTCAAAGACTTATCTAAATGAAACTATCACAAGACACATCACTTTCTATGCCAATTAAAAATATGATTGGTATTTTAGCTGCAGTAGCGGCAGGTGTGTGGGCATGGGCTGATATTACTAGCCGACTCACATCTCTTGAAACTGCTAAACAATTAATGCAACAAGATTTACTTGAAGCAAGTACTCAAAAACCCATAGACCAAGAGCAATTCATGTTGTTGGAAATGATTGCTTCTTCTCAAGAAAAATTAATTGGAAGAGTTGATGACATGATGCATAATAAAATTAATATTCAAGCATTAGAAAAATCAGTTAATAAACTTCAGTCTGATGTAGAAAAATTAAAAGATAAGCAAAGACAATTTGCTAATGGAAATCATTAATGACAGATAAAATAATAACTTTATTAGTAGGTGTATTGATAGCTTTAGGTGGGTGGACACTCACTAGAACTTTTGATTTATCTACAAATCAAGCAGTAAATAATGATAAAGTAAATAAGTTAGAAAGATATGTTGAAAAACTACAAGACCAAATGGATGATATGATGGATAAAGATAAAGAAATTATGCAGCAACATGAAGATTTATTTAAAGCTTTACAAAAAGATGATAAACCTACAGGGAGTTATAACTACTAATGATTGAGACTGTTTTCGCTTTACTACTTTCACTTAATGGTCAAGTAATAGAGCACACATATAAAAAATCTTTAAGCGAATGTTTAAAAAGTAAGAGGGTTGCTATGAGAGAAGTAAATCCTGATTCAGTAGTATTCAGTTGTATTAAAACTGAAGCTAAGACTGAAATTTATATGGGTCAGAAAAAAATTTTAAAAATTATAAAAAAATAATATGGATAACTGTAAAGATTGTAATTGCAATTGTCATTGTAATGTTAAAGGACACTCTGATTTATATGGAGTATGTCCCTGTGAAAATTGTAAATGTAAAAAAGAAAAAGAAGTAGTCGTTGATGATTCAAACGAATGCTTAAGCTGTCAATAGGAAGGAGAAACAATGGCAAAAAAGAAAAAGAAAAACAAAAAGAAAAAAAAGAATAAAAAGAAAAAGAAAAGATAATTTAATTTATGGTTAATGATAAACTTATAACAATCCTGATTGCTATATTATTAGCATTAGGTGGTTGGAATTTAAAGGAAACTTATAGCATATCAAAAGATATGGTTTTGATTAAGGAAAAGGTGGCGACTATTCAAAATGAAGTATCGGACTTTAAAGATGTTAAGAAGAAAAAGAAACGCAAGAAGAAAAATGAAAACAATTGATGCGTGGGTCCGCTATATAACTCTATTCCTTTTTAGTATTTTATTCCTTTTAATATCAGGGTGTGAAAATACCAGACACTCTATAGGTGTATCAGGTAAACCTTTAAGTACTGACATGGAACAAAATATTAAAATGAATTATAAAATAATTTTTGGAAAAGTTAGACCGAAGGAAGATACTGACGAATAAAATTTATGCTTACTTTCTTAAAAAAAGACGTTGGTACAAGAGAAAGAAAAGAAGAAAAAGAAAATGAAAATAGCTTTAGTAATAACAGTATGTGGAATGATGGGATGTATGCCACCATTATCACATAACGATTGGACTTTTGAAACAGAAGAACAATGTATGTACAAAGGTTATTATCATATTGCTGAAGTCGCTGAAAATTTTATGAAGTCTATAGGGGTAGAAGAATTTAAAAGACAACAAATAAGAATGCTTTATAATTGTTTACCTGCTGATAAAGTATTTGAAAAAGTAGAACCTTCTAAAATAGAAACACCTATTTAAGAATAGAAAGTATCTTGGGCTATCTTCTCAAGGTAGTCATGCAAATCTGTAAAATTAGTTTTACATTCCCTTAACATAGAAGCTATTACTCCTGCATTTTCTTTCTTAAAATGTAGAGGAATCTTATCCATAGGATATGTTTTAAGTTCAGTAATAAACTGTCCTTGATTATTAATAATCAATTTAAATCCCATCAAGTCAGCTTCCTTTCGCTTGACTCGTTTCTTTTTACTTAACTTTCGGTTGGGTTGCACTAGCTTTCCTCATTAAATCAACAAAGAAATCATCATCATCTTTGTTCTTACTTAACTTTGTTAGGGGTTTTGTACCAGCTTTATATATCTCTACACTTCTAACTCTAATAGGATTAGTCATAAAGACAGGTAGTCTTGGGTTGTCTAAACTTTTAACCATAAAGAATCCATCATCTGCAATTCCAAATGTTTGAATATTCTTTATATCAATATCATCTAAACCTACTAAACATAATCTCATATTATACTTAACAGCTTTAGGTTTAATTGGATTACCTTTTAAATCAACTATCTTTTCTCGTGTCATTTTCGTAAGTTAAATCTTCAGCAGTTTTAAAATATTCTTTATCAACTCCTAACTCTCCTGACTGTCCATCATCATCAACTAAACTATCAACACTTGTAGTATAATGTTCATTTAACTTTTCATTATTCCTTGTTATTTTTTTCTTTAAGTGTTCTTTCAGTTCACCAATTCTAACAAACAACATCTTATCTATAGTAGGATTTATTCCATACATAGATAAATCATTTAATGCTGCAATCAGTATACGAAAACCCCTTGCTCTTTTTTCTAGTTGTCTTATTTGTGCTTCGCTATTCATAATCCCTTTCCAATATCATTTCTAAATAGTGTATGGCTTTTTCTATATCCTTTCTCTTACCCTTTTTCTGATGTCTGCATATATACTTAATAGCATTACCCTCAGCAAAGAGTAAGTTATTTTCATTAATAAATTCTGCTGGTTGAATCTTCATATTACTGTAGTGATTTCCATCTACCTGCTTATTTAACGATTCATATGTCATACCTTTAAACATTCCTTTATCTGTCATTACAGAACCATTGGTCCTTTCTCTATATATTTTTGTCTTCGTTTATCTCTCTCACTTGGTTCTAAACTTTCATTCAAATCATCTATGGTCCAATGAGGATTCTTTTTTAATTTTTTAACTATCCATTTATAAGACCAAGGTTGTAATTTTAATGTAGTACCATGCCAATAATGAGTTTGATTAGGCATTAAAGCTAATACATTCTTAACATTTACTTTCTTTTGTTCTTCAGGATTTAATAATCCTTTAAGCCATTCAACCATAATATGTTTAGCTTTATTTCTTATCCTACTCATTTGTTTTGTGTTCATTTTAAATTATAAAAAGTATATTTAACAGTTAATTCTTCCCATGCTTTTATATCTCGTATAGCAACTAAATTATATTTATTATAATCTGTATCTAATGATTTAGCTTTCTCACAATTAGGATTATCTGAGTGATTTATAAATCCTCCTAAAGGTGTACGAATAAGTTCATCTTTAATTTTATAATGACTCACACCAAAATTAACACCCTTTGGTGCAAACAATTTTGTAAATAATCCTAAACCTTGTATCTTACTCTTAGCGATTGTAAGTTTAATACATTCATCATCAGGTAATGGTTTATATAATTCTTTATTTTTAGTTTCCATCTTTATCTAACTTTAATAATTTAAAATTCTTTTCTCTATCAAAATATCTATAAGTCATTCTTACTGGTTGAAACTTATAAACATAATCAAAGACAATCTTCTCATCTAATTCTTTACAACTATAAACATCCAACTGTACCAATGCAGGATTAAGTTCATCCCATGAGTGTAAAGTTATATGGGATGTTTCTATTATAGTAACAGCAGTTAATCCTCTATTACCTACAGACTCACAATACTTTGCATATGGTCCACCTAATATTTTCATATCAATATCTTTAATTAAATTTCTCATCCACTTTCTAGTAGACTTTAAATCTTTAGGTGGTTCTAAAACTTCTGCTCTAACCAGAAGATGTTTGTGTTTTAATTCCATCTTCAAATTCTTTTGTTATATCTTCTACATTAGGTTCTTTAACTACTTCAGCTAAGAACACTTTCTTATTTGAATA